ATATGGACAGTTATCCCCTACCGCTACCCATACCGTTCTAAAACCGGCGGCAAAATATACAAACTTAGCAAAACCCGTCTCACCCGCCGTTACTTCCTGATCGGCTACCTTGTCTGGGCGCCGTTCCTCCCATTCATCCAGCCTCGTATCGATAGCCCCGATAACACCATTATCGCTATTCTCTACAGCTATCGAATTAAGCTGTCCCTGCGAGCTTCCGATATATCGACCAGTCGTATTATCAACAAACTCATTCACGTATATGATAAACTCTGCCGTGGGTACCGGATCAAGATTAACTTCCTCTGCCGCTATCGGATATATCGTATTGGCATATTCAAAATAAGCCGCTGCGAATAGCTTCCTTATTTTAGGATAGTTTTTCGTATAGAATTCATTTATCTCATACTTGAAATCGCCCAAGTCCCTTTCAGTAAATGACTTCTTGGCTATTTTACGAATCGTCGGCACTTCAAATCTTAGGATCTCTTTCGTCACCGTATTGAACACCTGTTTAAATGCCTTCGCATACCGCCGCCGGATATTGATGGACCGCATCCCTCTTAATTCAAAGTTCTTTTGATTGTCCTGCTGTACTTGGTCTTTCGAGGGACTTACCTTATCTGCTTCTGGAGTAGATGCATCAGCCATATTTAAAGGCATCCAGTAAACATCACCATTCTCGATTGGATTCATATTCTCCATGGCTCGCCATTCATTTGCGCTGATAATACCGTTTTGTCTTTGCACTCCCAGGGCAGTGTTTCTGCTTGCCATGTCTCCTCTCAATAAAGCGGCGATTAGGAATTCTGCAAAGTACCGTTTCCGCTCTTCCCACGGAATCAGCTTACTTGATATATGCTGTTCCCATCGTACAAACCATGGACGCATAGAGTCTTGTCCAAACTCAATTTGTTGCTGCTCAATATTCGAGAATGTCGCTTTACTGAGTTCTTTCAACTTATGAGGAGGCAGATTAAACCACCGCGCTATCTCCGATATTTGAAATATCCTTGATTCAAGAAATTGTGCATCCTGAAGAGGCATCGTTGTTGGTTTCCACTGCATTCCCTCTTCTAATATGATTGCCCTATGTGCTTTTCCTAAACCGGCATGCTTAGTGTTAAAATCATTTTTTAAATTGTTATGAGCTACTTCTCCCAACTTACCGGGATGCTCAAGGACACCGCCGATATGCGTCCCTTGCCCGTAAAACTCAGCGTTGAATTGTTCCATCGCCAATCCGAGGCCCATAGATTCTCTGGCCATCGTCAATACCGAATATCCCACCCGTCCATCGAATCCCAAACCAGGAATGTGAAATATTTGATCCTTCGAGAATATTCTGTCTTGCCCGTCTTCTTTCAATACATAGATAATCTGTCCGGCTTCGTTTCGCTTCACCGTTACCGCGGCAGGAGATAAAGGCCAGAGTTCGGCAACCCGTCCCGGTCCAGTTCTCACAATATGGCTATAAGCATTACCCCACAAAAGCAGATGCGCCTGCATTGTCTCACGCCATACAAAAGATGTCATTTCGGGATTCGGCTGATTGTGCAGTAAATCAAATAGGCTATGATCCATCGCCCGCTCTTTGTTTCGGTCATCGATTCTGCGATAAAGTATGAGCGGAAGGGAAGCGAGCGTACCGGCTATGATTTGCACGGCGTTAAATACCGCACTGTAGTTCATAGCTTTGTCGTTTGAGATGTTTATACCACTGATAGAAGAATAGCCGGATAGTTGCCCATCAAGAAGTTTATCAAGATCGCTCAGCGAGAGATTTCGTTTAAAAATCAAGCCCAATCTTTGAAAGAGATTCATTATTTTAATCTATACTATACCTTTTCCCATTTCATGTCACTTCTCCCGTATCAGCCAATCAAGAATCGCATAGAAGGGTTTATATAATACCTTTTTAAGTTCCCTTTTAAAGTTTTTCATCGCAACACGAAAAGCTATATATTGTCTGGTTTTTTTATCCATTATTTTAATCTACACTATACCTTTTCATAGAATATGTCAATATATCTTTATATCGTTATCAAACCGTCTGTTTCGTACTTACTTCCCTTGTTTTCGTTCTTTACCGCCCTATCAAGCGCCATGATTGATGATATTACCCCATCAATCCGCTTACTGCTTTTATCCCGTGCGGGTTTCACCGGCTTGATGTTACCAGCAGGATCACTGATTATTTCGGTGCACGACACCATCCATGTCATTATCGGATGATTACCCATAGCCAATTCGTCATTTAACAGTTTCGCTTCAAAGTTTTTCGCCATCGGGGACATCGTCAAATATCCCTGCCGTGTATCGATCATCGTCAAGTCCTTATCGCCGAGGGTCTTTATGACAGACTGAGCATTATATGGGTCAATAGCAATATCGCCTATCTTGTACTTCCCCGCATCCTCCAGGATATGATCGATAATAAAAGCATAGTCTATGACATCCCCGGGCGTTGTAGTCAATAATCCTCGTTTAACCCAATTGCTATACGGCACTTTGTCCCGCTTTTCCCGTTCCGTCATGTTTTCCTGCGGTATAAAGAACATATGCAGGAATTGATAGTATTTTTCTTCGTCTATCGGAGGGAAGCAGAGGGTCCAGGCCGTTATATCGAGAATCGATGATAAATCAATCCCGCCATAGCAGGATCGCCCCAGAAGCTTCTGAGGATCGACATTATGGTTACTTCGTTTCCATTTATCGCTCGTAATCCATCTGGTCTGCGCCTCCGTCCAGATATTCAGCCGCAATCGCTTGAAATTGTTCTCTTTCGCCGGGATCTCCTCGGCTTGTTTACATGAATCTTTCACCTTGTCTAAATCTATCGTTACTCCTAATGATGGATTACATGCTTTCCAGACTTCCTCTTTCTTCCAGAAATCAGGATCGTCTTTCCCGAGCTCCGGATCTGCCGCATAGATGATCGGTAAGAAAGTCGGATCGACTATACTCCCATCTAATACCCTGAGAGCGTATTCATGGACCTCGTAGCAAATCGAAGTTTTGTCATATCCCGCCGTTGTGATAACAAACGTCAATGGCTGTTTACGTGCATCTCCAGACATTTCCGTAAGAGTATCCCAAAGCTCCCTAGTCTTTTGCGTATGCAATTCATCAAAAATGAGCCCGTGTATGTTATAGCCGTGTTTAGAATAACTTTCCGAAGATAGGACTCTGTAAAATGACCCGTTGTTATGAACAATTCTCTTTGTCGAATCAAGAATCTTGCACCTCTGACCAAGTTTCGGATTTTTTCTAACCATCTCAGCAGCCACATTAAAAACGATACCAGCCTGGTCCCTATCGGCAGCGGCGCTAAATATTTCAGCACCGGGCTCATGGTCTGCAAACAAAAGGAACAAAGCATCACCAGCGGCGAGCTCGCTCTTCCCATTTTTTTTCGGGACTTCAACAAATACTGTCCTATATTGACGCGTTCCATCTTTTTTAAGCCTCCCAAATGTTTGGCCTATTATATCTATTTGCCATGGTAACAAATAAAACCATACATCATTCCATGCGCCCTTTGTATGTTTTAAATACTGCGGAAACCATCTAATAGCTCGTTCTGCGCTTTCTTTTTCTTTTTTAGTAAAGCCCTTCCACCACTCTTGCTTTTTTAAATATGGTAAAACATCTTCATTCCACCATCTATTCACCCTATCGGCATCAGTCAAGGTCTTCCTCCCCTTCCTCTTTCTTATCAGCTGGTTCTATCCGTCCTCTCGATGTAGGCGAGAAGCCGAGTTCCGATGCAAGCACACGTATATCTTTCCGCGCCTGTCTGAGCTCCAGCATGTGTCTCGGCTGCTCGTTGTTTTTCTGACACCATGTCATATATTTAGCCGGACCGCCCTTTTTCTTGATGTGATTATAGTTTGTAACGATGGTTTCCCAGCATTCGCAATAAGCAGCTAATACCGCATTGTCTAATGCCGTCAACCAACCTGGAATCGCACCCATTTGCTTGATTTTAACTTTCCACTCCGTTAATGCGGGTCCGCTCAAATGTCTCGGCGTATTCGGTAGTGTAGGCGGTACTTTCACCGTTTCCCTAATCGGCCTGTGCTCTCTATTGCCTTCTATCAGCCGTAATGCGGCCGGTTTAGGCTTTCTTCCCGGTAATGCCATAATTAGCTTAATCTCCCTTG